TCATAACCCAGAGGTCCTAGGTTCAAATCCTAGCCCCGCTACTACGGGGTAGGCCGTCAGCGTGAAGCTGGCGGCCTTTTCCATACCCAAATGGCAACAGAAGCACGATGGTGTGCCATGCGCAAGACAACACCAGCCCCGCAATGGGCAGAATATATCAGTAAATGGCTCGATTTCCTCAAGGCCGGTTCGTACTCTCCGAACACGATCTGCACGCGCCGATGCCAATTGACTGCGTTGAGCCGCGAGCTCGAGGGGTCGCCTCTGGACGTGGATGGAGACGACCTCATCGACTATTTCGCCGCACGCGACTGGAAGCCGGAGACGCGCAAGAGCGCGCGGAACGCGGTCGTCAGCTTCTTTCGGTGGATGCGGAAAAGCGGCCGGCGCGACGACGATCCAAGCGACGAGCTGCCAAGCGTGAAACGTCCGCAGGCGCACCCGAGGCCATGCCCGGAGGATGTCATCGCGCGCGCCATGAGAGAGGCGCAAGGCGACGAGAGGATCATGATCCGCCTCGGCGCCGAGTGCGGACTGCGCCGCGCAGAGATCGCCGCCGTGCACAGCGACGACGTACTCAGGACGGCCAGAGGAAGCAACCTCATGGTTCGAGGGAAAGGCGACAAGCAGCGTATCGTCCCGATCGCCGACGACCTCGCCGACACGATCGTCGCGCACCACGGATACGTGTTCCCCGGCAGATGGGGCGGCCACTGCGAAAGCACGCACATCGGAAAGCACGTGAGCGCGCTTCTCGGCGCGGAATGGACGCCCCACTCGCTCCGCCACCGGTACGCGACGCAGATCTACGCGGCCACGCACGACATCCTGCTCGTCTCCAAGCTGCTCGGACACGCGAGCGTGGAGACCACGCAACGATACGTGGCGATGCCAGACGACCGGCTGAGGGCAGGACTTGCGGCGGTGACGCTCGCGGTGTGACACAATTAGACACATGGATCCGGCGGCGATGCCGGGGAAAAGAGAAACATCATGCAGGCAAAGGGATATGGATCCACCGTCACCTTCGACGGAGAGAACATCATCATCGAACGAAACAAGATAGTCGCTTCGCAATACGGCTTCGACCGCACCGTCGTGCCACTGTCGAGCGTCGTGGACGTGACCGAAGGGAAGGCTTCGCTGCTCACGAACGGGCTCTTCTGTCTTAGCGTGCGCACCGCGCATGGGGACACGGAACTCATCGGATCCGCCACGCAGTCCCGCAAATCGCCGTACTGCGCCATCTACACGCGATCGCACTCGGACGAATTCAAAGAGCTTGCCGCGCAAATACGGGCCATAAAACCGTCCCAGGCGGTTTCGATCGCCGTCGACCAGACCGATGAAACGCTTTACGCGCGGCAGATGCGGTCTATCGCGCGTGGTGAAGAAGCGCAGCGCGAGCTCGAGGCGGCCATGCGCGCGGCCAATCCGTCCGGCAGGAAAATCGACTCGTTCAAAGGCAGCGACGGCACGCGGATCGACCTGTTCGAACATGAGATCCGTTGCGGGCGCGAAACACATCCCCTCGAAGGTGTGACGGCGTCGGTGCTTGATGGCTCCGCGTTGGAGTCGCGCGTCACGTTGACGAGACTGCTGCTTGTCGGCGTCTTCGCGCTGGCGTTCAAGAAACGCAAGGGCGGGGAGAAATATCTGACCGTCGAAGGCCCTGACTTCGCCTGGATGGCCGAAGCCGACCGAAAGCACGTCGGCGACGCGATGAGGTTCGCCACAAAGATACAGAACCAAGCACGCAAGGCCTGAAAACGCGAAAAAGCCCCTCCCGTGGAGCAATACCACGGAAGGGGCTCTCTATATATAGACGGGTTCAGTCAGAGATCTGATCCTTGCTGAGCTTGCCGCCGAATGCCTGATTCACGAGCGTGTACACGGCCTGGGCGACGCCCACCACAGCGGCGAGCGCCACTCCCCACGTGGCGTGGGCGAAGCCTCCGGTCGCACCGACGGCGATGACGCCGAGGACAATAGAGGTTCCGAGGCTTACCAGGCCGACGTAATCGGCCGGAATGTACTTCTTGAACGCCTGCACCAGTGCCGGTGCGACGAGTGCGACGATCGCGGATGCGAGCGCCGTGGCATTTGAGATGTCCATCTTGATCCTTTCTTAAGTGTTGTAGATATGGCTTCCGCAACGTTTGTGTTGCGGAAGCGTTTTATCAGCGGAGCACTTGGCCGGGGTGGATGATGTAGGGGTAGCTGAGGCCGTTGCGTTGCGCGGCCGCCTGCCATCCCGACGGGCCGTAGATGACCCACAGGCTCTCGCCTGCGGTGACCACGTGCGAGGTGGTTACGACATGGGCACCGACACTGGATGCGGTGGAACCTCCATAGCAGACTTGCTGCCCAGGCCAGATGCGGTCGATGTCGCCACTAGGCACGCTCCATGCGCTGGCCGGCGTGCGGCCTGCGCGGCTGGCGATCGCGCTCATGGTGTCGCCGGAGCTGACCACGACGCAGTACGAACCGGCATTGCCAGATGGCGTCGTGACGCCACTGCCGGACAGTCGCCGGTTGACTATGGCCATGACCGCCGCATAGTTGGATCCGAGCGCCTGTCGTCGTGCAGGATCGTTGCCGAAATCGCCGCGGATGGTACGCGTGGCCAAAGCGTCAAGGTCGACCGTCGGAGCTGTCGTGGGCCGTGGCGTCGGCTTGACGTTCGGCAGGCTCGCAGCGCCCGTGCCGTCTGGGTTAGCGTACTTGCGCCATGCCGCGCGGTCGCCGCGGAACCTGTTAAGGTCGAGGCGCCCGGACCAGCCGCTGAGGCTGCCGTTGCTCGTGTACTGGCGCATGACCTCGCCGCGCGCTCCGATGTTCCACGGGGCGGTCTGGTATCCGGTGACGAGGTTCGTTGCGTACTGTGCGATCCAGATGCCGCAGTTCAGCTCCGTCTCCATGCCCGCGACCTGCCAGTACCCGGAGTCCATCGTGTAGATGATCGGGTTGACGTTCGTCAGACGCTTGACCTCGCGGGCCCAACGGCGCGGCCACTGCTTGTCGCCCCAGGCGGCGTTGTCCTGCGCCTCCCAGTCGAGGATCAGGACGCTCCTGTGCACGTATCCGCGCACGTTGTTGACGAAGAACCGGGCCTCAGCCTCTGGGTTGCCGCCGCGCGCGTAATGGTAGACGCCCGTCTCCTTGCCGCTGTTGATGGCACCGGCGAGCTGACGGTTAGCGTCGGTGTTGACGCCGTTGGACAGGCATCCGCCGTACACTCCGCCGGAACCCCACGTGGTGCCGACGATGACGAAATCGGCAGGCACGCTCGCGGTGTCGATGCCGCACTGCCAGTTCGAAATGTCGTACCCGTCCATGTCGGCCATCGCCGCCGGGGCGAACGCCATGGAGACGGCGAGCAGCGTGGCCGTCAGCGCCTTCCACGGCGGTTTGTGTTTGATGACCATATTCTTCCTCCTTTTGTCGTTGGATATGAAAAGACCCCGCGTTGCGCGGGGTCTGGAATCATGCGTCGGCGTCATGCGTCGGCGAATTGGTTGGAAGGTTCAATCTTGGCGGCTAGGATGTCGTCCTTCATCTGCGTGCCGACGCCGTTGCCACCCAAGGCGTGATAGGCGCTGTAGACCTTTTGCGCGGTCTGTTTCGTTGCCACGTCGCACACGTCGCCCGCGGAGACGGTTTCCTGCTGGATCTGGCGCAACTTGCAGAAGAGCAGGACGCGTACGCCTTCGCGCAGTGGGTCGCCGTCCTCCGTTTTCGCATCCTTGGCGTCCTTGCGGCGCAGTATCCATGAGATGACCGGCACGAGGATCGCGCTGATCGTTCCGCTGCTCAGGATCGCCGCCACGAGCGTGACGGCCGTGTTCGGATCATTCATCCCAGTTCCAGCCCTTTTCATCGAGGGACGTCTTCACGGCGTCTCGGAGCTTTTCGGGCACGTCGTCGATGGTGCATCGTCCCATGATGATGCGGTTGGCGTAGACGCGCGCCATGGCCTGATCGAGCTTGCTCATGCGTTCTCACCTCCAATGATGGTTGCGAGCTGTTCGTAGATCTCGGCGATGCTGTCGGCGTTGTCGGCGCCGACCTGTTCGAGTTCCGCGATGCGTTCGTCGGCGTCCTTGTGTTCGGTGATGTACGAGCGCCATAGTGTGTCGTATTGTTCGACGGCCTCCTGTTCGGTGAGGTCGCGCAGCAGATACGCTTCCTCGGCCTGGTATTCGGTCCATGCCGGCATTCCGTCGGACGTGGCCTCATGTTCGATGGTCCTGATGTTGCGGCGCAGGTGGATGTCCGCCATGCCGTCGCCGCGCCGGAAGTAGCTGACTTTCTCGAGCGGTTCGCTACTGGACACGATCGGTAATTGCATATCTTCTCCTTTGCATTTTCGCGTGGAGCCGGAGCGAAGCCCTGACCCTGCGCATGATGGAATCGATGCCGTGGCGTCGGCGGTACGACCATGAGTCGCTGTGCACGAGGTACCCCCAGTAGGAGGCGCAACGTTTGGCGAGGGCGTAGCCGATCCACGATGCGCGGGCCGCGCGGTTGAAGGCTCGGCGCATGCGCAGGAATATGACCGTCCGGATGTTCACGCGTCCGTCCGGGCGGAACGTGAAACCGGCCATGTCGACCGGTTCCAGGGCGCAGTATTTGAGGTTCCATTCGGGGTGGATGCTGACCTTGAGGTTCGTTTCGATCCATTTGACCAAGCGTCTGGCGGCCATTTTGAGATCACGTTTCGAATGGGAGACGAGCAAAATGTCGTCCATATAGAAGACGACGTGGTCGATGAGCCTTCGGCTCACGGCGGTTCCGTCCTTCCGCCGACGTGTGGCGGTCAGCCGTTCGGCGGCGTGGTGGAAGGCGCCAGAAAGATAGTAGTTCGCCAACCATTGCGAGAGATACGAGCCGATGTTCAACCCGTTTCCGCCCTGGTACGAGTCGATGAGCGTGAACGTGAGCCGGAGCAGCTGGGCGTCTCCGACGTCGTGGGAGAGCATCGCCTTGAGCGTCGGACGGTCGATGCTCGGATAGTATTTGCGGACATCCATCTTGATGAAGTATTTGAACCGTCCCTCGAACGACCATCGTTTGACGAGCTGGCGGACGCGTCCGGTTCCCCTGCCCTTGATGCTGGCGCATTGGTGCGGGCCGACCTTGGCCTTGAGCATCGGCATGAGCGCCGTGACCGCGATCCAGTCGAAGATCTGGTGGCGCACCGTCTCCCTGCCTATGATCCTGCGTTTCCCGTTCGTCGGCTCGACGCGGTTGAAGTATCTGATCTCGCCGAGTCTGATGTTCCCGCTGCGGATCTCGCCGGCCATGTCGGCGGCGATGGCGTCGAGGTCGCCGTCATACGAGGCGATGAAGCGTTTTACGTCCGATCTGCCCTTCTTGTCTTTGAGGTACAGGTCGATGCAGTGGCGGACGAAGAGCGTTCCGCCGCATCTGGTGTGTTTGCAATATGTTTTCAAGCTGTCTTCCGACTCCCCTATCTGGACTAAGGCGGCGTTCGATGGTGCTGGTGTGGATCGTCTACCAGCCGCGTGCTTGGTTCGCATTTTCGGCGCATGGCCGTGGCATGCCCTCTCACGGTGTGGAGGGTAATTGTGGCGTAAAGACTCGTTTTGACGGGGATGTTCCAGATGTGCGCGAGCAGATGTTCCACCTGCGGTTCGTCAAGTCGTTCCTGAGGTGCGCAACCCACAGGCCACAGTTCGACCTGTCCCTGAGGTTCCCGAGGCGCTGCAGAGCAGCCGGCCGGACGGCACACCGCCACAAGTCCCGAAATGATTGTTTTTAAATGATTGTTTTTCGGATCAGTACGATCGTTCGAATGCATCGGTGGAGGTGGGATGATGGGGCTTCGCCCCCTCGCTGCCGCTCACCCCCACCGCACTGCGCTTACAGCTTCGTGCGGCCAAGCGCAGATAGGCGCGAGCAGATGAACCACCAGCGGTTCGCCAAGCCGTACCCGAGGTGCGCAACCCACAGGCCACAGCCCGACCAGTCCCAGAGGTACCCGAGGCGCAGCAGTTGACGGAGACCCTGGGATGAGACCGGGTTCGCGAAACACGCGTCGCACATGCCTGTGGTGGAGGTTGCCGTGGTGCCCGATGGAATGAACATTCCGCCATGGATCTCCACGTCAGTGAAGTATTTCCACTGATTGTCGTTAGCCTTGGGCACGTCCGGATAGGAGCCGATCTGCGTGTAGTTCGCGGTCGAGTTCTTGGAGGCCTTGAAGGTGTCCCCCACGCGCCAGATCAGCTCGTGGCCCGTGTTCCCGTCGGCGTCCTTCGTGGCCTGGACGATGATGTCGTGCATGATCTCGTACGCGCCGTTGCACATCTCGATGCCCTGCAGGACGAATGGCTGGCAGGTCGCGGATCCGGATTGCGGACGACCGTCGGTGCCCTGCACCTTGTCGCAAGCTCCGGTCTTCCACGGCATCGTGCTCACGAAGCACGAGGTGGTCGTGTCGAAAGCGGCTCCGTCGAGGTTGAGCGCGGTGTTGGACGCGTCGATGGTGGTCTTGGAGAGGACGGTGCGGGCTTCGGCCGCCGACGCGTTACCGCTGTTGTTGCGTTCCTTGTCCGTGCCCACGTTGACCGTGGATCCGATCAGGAAGCCGTTGGCGTCGGATGTTTTGACGATCACACGCGTCTTGCCGGTCTCGGCCACGGTGACGGCGCACTGTCCTGGGTATCCCCAGCAGCCTCCGAGCACGTCGCTGTTCTTGGTGGCCCATTTTATGAGCAGCATCATCTGCACGTAGAAGTCGTCTCCGGTGCATCGGCCGGCGTAGCCCTTGCCCTTGCGGGCGGAATAGTCGATGAGGTCGTTCTGGCAGCCGAACGCGCGCGCCGGCTTCACGCCGCTGACGCTGACCGGCATGTTCTTCGAATCGACGCCGGCCATGTATTTGGCATGGAGGATGGCGGACCTTCTGGTGCCGTCCGTGAGCAGCTGGCCGGTGAAGTCGGCGTAGCCGTCGTATTTCGTGTCGGAGATGAGGAATTCGACGTGCGTGCCGGTGTCCTCGACCTTGTAGAAGAGCGGCGCGTGCATGATCCACACGTCGCCGTTGGATCCGTCGCGTTTGAAACGGTTGTCTAGGCCGCTGATCGCCTTGACGTGCGGTTTTCCGTCGTCGTCGATGGTCGCGTTGACCTCAAGCGTGCGGAATGCGTTGAGCGAGCAGTAGTCGTCGCGGCCTGCCGTGGTGTTCGTGCTCAGCTCGATCTTCAGGTTCGCGTTGTCGCGGGTCTTCACGCCGGCCGGACTGTTCGAATGGCTGAACTTGGGGAATTTCGCGCCGTACACTCGTCCGTCACGGTGCGCGTGCCACCATGCGGCCACGTTCATATACTCGCCCCGACTGGAATCGTAGGCGAGCGTGGCGGCGTTCGAGTCCTGCTCGTGCGCCATCTTGATGAGCTGCGCCGCCTGTCCGATCGTGCAGCCCGCATTGAGATTCACCATGTTTTAGTCCTCCCTCATGTAGTCGATGAACCAGTTGATCGTGTCGTCGTCCAACGGTCCGCCCTGCGCGGCGAGCGCCGGCGCCACGTATTGGTCGAAAGCCGCGCGCATGTCCTCGTCGGTGGCGATGATGACGCCGTTCGCGGCCATGGTCGCGATGGTCTGTTTGAGCGCGTCGGAGAATTGCGAGTATTCGATTTTCGCCGTTTTGAACGCGTTCGTCGCGTCGGTTGCCGTGTTGGCGGCCTTTTCGGCCTTGTCCCCCGCAGCGTCCGCCTTGGCGGTGGCCGTGTTCGCTTGGTTGATGAGCTTTTCGAGTTGTCCCATGGTGTCGGCGATCTCCGGCGATTGGGTGTCGAACACGGCGCGTTCGACGATGCCGTCGAAGTTCCGCGAGCAGATCTTCGAACCGTGGAATTCGAGTTCGATGCCGAGCAGGATGTGGCCGGTGCGCGTGAGCGCCTTGCGTGGCACAGGGACGGTGTATGTGGCTGTTTCGGTGTTGTGGACGGCGGTCATGGCGATGCGGTCGCCGAGGTCCCTTCCGGGATTGGTGTTGTAGGCGAGTGTGGCGGCGAGTCCGTCGGTGTCGACCGGCATTCCGTCGTCCCAGATCTCGACGGTGATGGTGCGGCCGTTGACGTCGCCGGCGTTGAGGCGCACGTCCGGCACGTAGTCGTTGGCGAAGTCGAGTTTGAGTGGGTCGCCGCTCGCCGTGCGGAATGCGTCAAGCGTTGCCATTTTCGCCGTCCTTGTTTTCGATCTTGCCTCGGAGTTCGGCTATCTGCGCGTCCTTGACGTCGCACATGGCGGCGAGTGTGGCGATCTGCCGGTTCGCGTCGGCGAGCTGTTCGGAGAGCTTCTGTGATACGAGTCGGTCGAAGCTGACGTACTGCTGGTCATCGTTCATTTTTTCCACTACCTTTCATCTGGTTATTGGTTGCGGCATGAGGCTTGCGTAGAAGCTTTCCTCGGCGTTGTCGATGGCATTGGCAACCGTCTTGTCCGAGAGCAGGTCGGAAAGCGCCTGCGCGTCAACGCAGGACGTGTCTATGCCGGTTCCGGCGTCTGAGTCTTCGAGGGCGTATGTCGATACCGATTGCGCCTGTTGCGGGATGGTTGGTAGGTGCATGCCTTTTCTGGTGTCGTTGCGGGCCACAGTCAGCGGATCGTTCTGGACGGTTCCGTCATCGGCGAGCATTGACATGTCCGCCGCACTGTCGCTCAACGCCGCTTCGAGCGCTTCATAAGCCTCCGTCCAGACCCCCCTGCCGGTTGACGCATCGTATCGCGTCGTGTCCTCGACGCCTTGCATTATCGCGGCGACTGCTTCGGCTGTGGATCCAAGTCCGAGCAGTGCCGTCCAGGATGCAATGGTTCCTGGGGAGAACACGAATTGCTGGTATCCGTTGACGGGTTCGTCACAGTCGACGATGATGTTCCCGTCGCTCATTGTCATGGTTTGTCTCATGTTTGGCTTTCCTTATTTGACGAGCCATCCGAAGGTGTCGCAATACATGTCGACCGTACATGGGTTTCGGTCGGCGTTGTACATTAGGATGTCCCATCCGGATTGTCCTCCGGTGTTTTTGACGTGCATGATGATGCCGCCCCATTCTCCGTCCGCGTTTGCGACGGCGTAGTATCTGCCGTATTTTGCCGGCGATGACGCGGTGAAGTGCACGTTCACGGCCGCGCCGACCGATATTGCCCCGCCGTTCGGCATCCATGCCTTCCATGCCGCGTCACCAATGAACGTGTGACGGTTCGTATAACCCCCGAGGAAGCCCCCTAGGTAGAGGTATCCTGTGTTGATGTCCGCCTTCACTCCGACGACGCCGTTTGGATCCCATGCCGCAAGTTCCGAATACGTGTCCATCGCGTTTGTGTCTGGAGAGGCCGAAGACACCAGTCGTGCGCCGGAGCTTTTCGCGTCATTTGACGACAGGCTGTAGTCGCGCATGACGAGTGCCTGGAAGACACCTCGCATCTTGGCGTTGTCGGTTTTCGTGCTGCCGACTCGTACGAAGGCGCCTGGATCTGTGTTCGCGCGACGACCGCCGTTGAAGGTGAGCGTCGAGATCTCGCCCACCTCGGAATTCGTGGACTCGGCGGCGATGTATGGCTGCTGCGCCGCCGTGGTCGCGTGGATGAACGAGATGCCGGCGCCGGTGATGTCGGCGGTTCCGCCGACTGGTGCCTGCTTGAAGCTCGGGCTCATCCACAGTCGTGAGCCGGACGTGCCAGTCTGGAAGGTGCCGGTGAGCGTGTTATGGCTGCCGTTGCCGTCGAGATGAACCGTTTCGACTCCGTTCGCGTCGCTCATGCTGAAGATTCCGGAGTCGAGGTTCCAGTAGCTTCTCGCTCCGCTGATGATGCCGGACCGCAGGTATGTGGCATTGACGTACAGCAGGTTGTTGCTCATGTAGAGGCCTTGGAGTTTGCCTCCGTCGGTGAGCTTGTTGAAGATGTACTGCTGTGTGAGCGCCTTTTCGAACGTGTTCACATGGCTCGTGGCCGTGTTGTCGGCATACGATTTGGCGGCTTCGAGCGTGCTGGTGTCGCCGTCGGCTGCCGCCTTCTTCGCCGCCTCGAGGGCCGCGTTCGCCTTGTTCGTCGCATCCGTGGAAGCGGCTTTCTTGGCGTTGGCTTCCGCGCTGTTCGCCTTCTTGGCAGCATCGGCCGCGGCCGCTGATTGCGCGGCGTTGGCCTTGCTTGTGGCGTCGGCCTTGGCCGAGGCGAGCGTGTCCGTTCCGATTCCGTCGGCGTATTTCTTGGCCGCCGCCTCGGCTTCGGAGGTGAGCCGCTGTGCCGCCGTGGTGGTGGCGAGGTCGCTCGCCTTGTTCCCGGCAATGGTACTTGTTCCGGCCAGCCGGAATTCGCCGGTGGTCATGTCCCAGTACTGCAGGCCCTTCTTGTCGGTCAGGATACCCGCCTTGACGAGGTTCGCGTCCAGGACGCCGGACTTGACGTATGAGGCGTTGGCATACAGGTTGCCGTTCTCCATGAAAAGGCCCTGGATCTTGCCGTAGTTCGTGAGCCGGTCGAACACGCTCTTCTGGCCCAGAGACTCGTCCAAGGCATCGACGTACGCCTGCGCCGCCTTCTTCGCCGCCTCGAGGGCCGCGTTCGCCTTGTTCGTCGCATCCGTGGAAGCCGACGCGAGGGCGTCCTTCCTCGCCTCGTCGGCCTTGGACTGCGCGTAGTCCTTGGCCGCCGCGAGGTTGTCGAGATCCGTCTGGTCTGACTCACGCTTCATCTGGTCGGCGTACTTCTTCGCCTCGGCGAGCGCTGCCGCCGATGAGTCTCCGGCGATCGCGTCGACCGTCTTGCCGCCGACCGTCGTTCGGGCGGAGAGCTTGAAGTCGCCGGTGTCGAGGTTCCAGCTGTTGTAGCCGGCGGCGTCGGAGAGCAGGCCTGTGTAGATCGCATCGGCGAAGAGTCCTTTGCCGTTCGCGAGGCTGCGCCAGTTCCAATCGCCGTTCGCTTTCTTCGAGCTTGCGCAGCGCCAGTATCCGCCGCCGATCTGAATGACCTGCGTGGGGTCCTGGTCGATCGGCTTGTCGTACACGTAGATGCCCTGGTTGGGTGTCTGGTAGACGTATCCGCCGGTCTCGTTCATGACCTGGTTGATGCGGTCGATCAGGTCGGCGATGTAGACGCCTTTGCCTCCGGCCGCGTCGCTCCATGCGCCGCTGGAATTGATGAGCTTGTCGAGCTGCTGTTTCTGCGCGGCCATGCGCTGCGTGTACGACTGCGTGATGTTGCCGAGCGTGAGGGTGGTGTCGGCGAGCGTGCCGATCAGATCCTCTTCGATTTTGAGCACCCGACCCTCGAGGCGGAGCGTCGGCGTGAAGGCCGAGTCGATGATCTGCACGCTGTCCCCGACGTCGACGCCTTCCGGGTCGAAGCCGGCTCGGCCGAGCGCGGCCACCGTGGCCGTGTAGCTGACAGATGGCTTGCAGGCTTTTGCGAGACGAGCCTTGCCGGCGGCGAGCAGCTTGGCGGGGTCGTCGATGTCGCCGTTCTCGTAGACGCCTTCCGACGGCATGGTCTTGCCGTCCGGTCCGGCGATGCCCCATTGTGCGAGCGTGGCCGCGTCGGCGTCGATGTACGGTTTGCCGTTGTTGACGTCGCTGATGCCGATCTTGCGGCTATATCCGCCGGTCGCCTCGCCGTTTTCGTCGGTCTGTTCGACTCCTTTGCCCCAGCACCACAGACGTGTGATGACGTTGTCGCTGTCGACGGTCCTTTTGATGGACGGCAGGTCCTTACGGTATTCGAACCGTCGCGTGCTCTCCGGGTCTCCGCGCTGTTCGAGCAGGTCGACGTATCGGGCCTTAACGGTGGAGCCCTCCACTTCGATGCGGGTCTGCAGTTCGAGGCCGAACGTGTCGCAGATGTCCTGGAGCGCGTCGGACACGAATTCGTGATAGAAGGCGAGGTTCGCCTGATGCGTGGTGAGGCCGGCCTGCACGGTTCCGACCTTCCATTTGGTGCCGTCAAGCGCCTTGGCGAGGCATGCCGAGGCGGTGGCGTCCCTGTTGCGGCGGTCCTCGATGTAGACCTTGGAGAGTTCGCAGACGGATCCGCTGCAGTATGCGGTCGTGATCGGCCTGCCGCTGGCTCGTTCCGTCTCTGGGTATTGGCAGATGTATTCCGCCCATCGCCCCATGGAGTCGCGGAAGATGATCCGTTCGTCCTTGTTTATCTCGCCTATGACGGTGATGTCGAGCGTATCGGTGCCGTCGGTGCCGCGCGTGCGTTTCGCGTCGAGCACGGACTGGATGTCGCCGAGCGGGTTGCCCCACCTGTCGAAGAGAGCGAATCGCATGATGGTTCCTCTTTAGATGAGCGTGAGTGGTTCGTATGCGAGCGAGCCGGAGCAGTTGGTGAGCGTGAGCGATTGCAGTCCGGGCAGCAGCGGGAAATAGTCGCTTTCCAACGTCGGCGCCTTGAGGTTGCCGTTGATTCTGCATGCGCGGCTGTCCGGATCGGCCGAGATGGTGATGGATCCGGACAGCGTCTTCCCGGTCGCGTTGAGCTGGATCGAGTGGCCGTGTCCGTCGTCGACGCGCACGCTTTTCGCTCCGTTCGACGGCGTGAGCGTGATTGTGGGCCATGCCGGCCTGTTGCCGCGCACGTGGATGCGGTTGGCTCCGTTTCGGAGCGTGGCCTTTCTTGTTGGCGCGTACAGGCATGGCATGGCGGACATGGAGACCTCCACTGTGGAGACCTGCAGCATGCCTCCGTGCGTGACCACGTCGGACCATTCGCCGACCGACAGCCTGCCTCGCCATTCGCCTGGCATTCCACGCCATGAGAGCGTGGTGTTTTTGCCGTTCAAAGCTCCCAGCCATGATTTGGCGGCGAAGATGTCGTCCTCGCCGCCTGCCGTGTAGAGGCTTGCGGTGATGGTCCGCGTTCCGGCGTAGGCCGCTCCGGTTTCGTCCTCGAGTGTCACGTCGAGCACGCCGTTGCGGCCTGGTATCGATTCGGTCGAGATTGACGGATCGCTTTTGCCGACGGTGATGCCGTCCTTTCCGACGCCGAGCATGACTTTCTCGAGCGGTGTCCCGTCGAGTCTGACGTCGTCTACGGATGGCGTCGGCATGTGGAGTGTGGAGAGCATTTGTCACCTTCCGAGGTTCGTGCGCTTTTCGAATTCGTCGGCCATAGGCTTGGCGAGTTTGCCGGCCATGACCTCGCCGCCGCGGTCGTTGAGGTGGAGCGTCACGCCGTCGTCCAGCGCCTCGCGCAGCGCTTCGAGCATGTCCTGCTTGGAGAGCTGCTGTCCGCGCGATGCGAGCTGTAGCTCGTCGGCGTAGGCGAGCTGGTACGTTCCGCGCGCGGTCACGTTCATGCCGGCGTCGGTCTTCGACGGGTCGATCTCGTCATAGAGGGAGCTCATCGCGTCGTGCACGGTCTGCTGGCCGCGTTCGATGCCGAGCCCCATGCCTTTCGCGATGTTCTGGCCGATCTCGTCACGGAAGACTCGTGACGGCGAATGGATGCCGAGCACGCTCTTAGCCCAGCTGACGACGCTGCTGCCGAGGTTCGTGATGGCCCTCTTGAGCCATCCGAACGCTCCGCCGATGCCGTTGATGAGACCTTGGATGATCTGTCTGCCGGCGTTGTAGAGCCAGCTGCCCGCGCCGGAGAGCGCTCCGGTCACGACGCCCCAGATTCGGCCGACCTGTCCGCCGATGCGTCCGATGGCCCCGCCGACCACGTTGACCATGCCGTTCCAGATCCCGCCGAGGAAGCCGCTGATGCCGTTCCAGACGCTGTTCCACACGCCTCTGATCGCGTTGAGCACGCTGCTGATCGTGTTGCGGACCGCGTTGATCCGGTTCGACACAGCGCTGACCATGCCGTTCCAGACGCTGAAAAGGAAGCCGCTTATCGCGTTCCAGATCCCGTTCCACCATGACGAGACTGCCGAGCAGACGGATCTGATGACGTTGCTTACCGCGTTGACCTTCTGCGTGACAGCGGAGACGATGGCGTTCCAGATGTTGGAGAAGAACGTGCTTATCGCCGTCCAGACGCTGTTCCACCACGTGCTGATCGCGTTGAGCGCGTTGCCGATGGTCGTTTTTACGCCTTCGATGACCGGCGCGAGGAAGGAGACGATGCCGTTCCATGTGGCCTGGAAGAAGCTGCTGACGGTGTTCCATGCGCCTTGCCAGTCGCCTTTGATGAGGTCGAGGACGGCGACGATTATCGTGCGCATGTAGTTGATGACGGTCTGGATCACCGTGCCGATGGCCGTCCAGACGCCGTTGACGATGTTGTAGATGCCGGTCCACGCGGTTTGCATGACGCCGCTGGTCGATTCCATCTGACTGGTGATGAAACCCAGGATCCAGCCGAACACGTTGTTGATGCCGTTCTGGACGAGTTGGATGGGGGTGAGGATGAGCGTGCCGATGGCCGTCCAGACGGTGGCGACGGCGTTCTGGATGCCCTGCCCGACCGTCGTGAACACGTTGGCGATGGCACTCCACGCGGCCTGCACTCCCGTGGAGATGGCGTTCCACAGGTTGGCGAAGAAGCCGGTCATGCCGCTCCAGGCGGATTGCACGCCGGACACGATGCTGTTCCACAGGTTGGTGAAGAACGACGTGACCGAGCTCCATGCGGACTGTACGGACTGCACGGCGTCCTGGAACACTTGGACGATGCCGTCCCACAGGCCGATGAAGAACGTGCTGATGGCCTGCCATGCCTGCTGCAGCCATGAGATGAACGACGCCCACATCTGCCGTCCGAGTTCCGTCTTGGTGAAGAAGAGCACGAGCGCGGTGATGAGTGCCGTGATGGCGATGACGACGAGCGCGATCGGATTGGCCGACATGACCGCGTTGAATGCGCCCTGCACCGCCGTGGCCGCCGTGGTGATGGCGTTCCATGCGGCCTGCGCGGCCTTGACGATGTTGAGGTTCGACGCGACGTGTTTCAGCGTTGCGGCCACGCCGCCCATCTCGTTGATGAATTCGATGGTGTTGGAGATTCCGCTCGCCGCGCCTCCGACTGCCTGCGCTGCCTTCGCGATTCCGTTGAGTCCGCTCGTGATGGCCTGGTAGCCCTTGACGGCCAGCATGGCCGCTCCGATGAGCTTGATGGCGGTGACGACCGTTCCTGCGTGGTTTGCGGCCCAGTTCACGACGTCGTCCAGAGCCTTTATCACCGGTTTGACGGCTTCAGCGATGACCTTGAACGCGTTTCCGGTGGATATGCCGAAGTCGCTGGCGTCCTTTCCGTGGGTGGCGAGTTCGACGAATTTCGCGATGATCCTTGCAATGGCGACGACCACATCGCGTACGAGGCCGACGACCATGTTGAGGACTTCGATCCACGCCTGGAAGGCTCCGGTCGCGGCGAAGGACTGGACGAACCGTGCGATGGCCTTGACCGCCTCGCCTATGATGGCGAGAAGGTTGGCGATGCCGTCGATGGCGATGCTCATCGCGTTCGCGACGGCCCACGAGAATCTGTCGAACACGTCGGACGGGATGAGATTCTTCCAGTCGATGGAGCGGAACGTGTTGACTAGCACTTCCAGCACCGTCTTGATGTTCGCGATCGCTCCGGTCTGGACGATCTTTCCCCACATATCCGCAAAGGAGTCCTTGACGAACACCGTCACGTCGGCGGCCGCGTCGCCGATTTTCCCGAACTGCGAGCTGAACGCGTTGATCGCGCCGCTGATGTTGGAGACACCTACGGCTTCGATGACCTTCTGCACGGCCTTCGAGATTCGGTTGTGCACGTTCTCGATTGCCGTCCCGATGCCCTGCGTGGCGTCCTTGGCCTGCTGCGCGAAGCTGGCATACTGGCCAAAGCCGTTCTTGTCGAGGTCGACGATCGCCTTGTTGAAGTCGTCGAAAGAGACCGTCCCCTTTTTCATCGCCTCGTACAGGTCGTTGCCGTTCTTACCGGCACCGAGCAGCGCCTCAGCCACCTGGTTGAGCTGTCCAGGCATTGCCGCCTGGATCGACCGCCATGCCTGCATGTCGACCGTGCCGGCGCTCAACATCTGGGTGTACTGGGTCAGGGCGTTTTCCTGCTCCATGGTCGACGCGCCGCCGGCCAGCATGGCGTCGTTCAGGGCGAGGCTGATCGTGGTCGCCTCGTCGAGGCTTGAGGTCAGAGGGGCGAGCTGCTGCACCATGCCGCTCATGACGGCGCTCGAGGTCGGCAGGCCGTCCAATGCCTTGCCGATTTTCTTGATGCTGTTCGACGCGTCCTCGGACGAATAGCCCAGGTTCGCCATGACCTTGGGGAAGTTGTTCATCTGGTCGGCACGCGATACCGCGCTGCCGATGCTGCTCGAGATGGCGCTCATGGCCTTCTGCGTCATCTGCGCCGCCGCGCCGACTATCGCGCCGACGCCGAGCAGTCCCTTGGAGAAGCCGTGTCCGGCTTCGGATCCGAGTTTCGTTCCGACCTGGTCGCCGACGCCGGAGATCTGCTTGTTGAGCTTTCCGGTGATTCCAGCCATGCTGGGGACGACGTTGATCCAGGCGTCCATGATGGTCACTCCGGCCATCGTTCCTCACAAACCGCCGAGTCCTGAGGGTTATTTCTTGATCGCGTGCCTCGGCCTGCTGAGGTATTCGCGCATCTCGTCGATGCTCATCGGCTGCACGTCCGCGAAGCGTCCGCTGTTGGAGTCCCTGCGCTTGCCGGGTGTCGGCAGCGGTTCCGGACGACGCCGCTTATGCTGCGCTTCCTTGGTCTTGGACCATGCAAGCCAGCGGAGCGAATACTCCATCGACCACAGCATGTAGTCGCGGTGCGTCCATTTCGCCGCCGGGTCGATCTCGCCGGCGAGCGCTGATCCTTCCGGAGCGTGGGCGCACAGAATGTAGACGTCGTTGAATGACAGGCCATGGCCGAGCATGCGCAGTCGCAGGCCGTGCTCGATGAGCAGCAGTTCGACCGCGTCGCGATGCTCGGCGATGAGCCAGCAGACGGCCGCTATTCTTTTGGGCCGTCTTCCACGCCGCTTTCCTTGGTCCACCCCTTGAGCAGCTGTTCGATCTGCTTGGCGTGGAGGTTGTCGAGCAGCGGGTGCGCCTCTTCTGGGAAGAGGTCGTAGACGAAGCCGAAGTCTCCACGTTGGGCGGCTGACATCTGTTTGATGGTCAGCGTTTCCGCGTTCGGGATGCTCCACCGTTTCTTGCTGCCGGGGAGGATGACTTCGATGGTATCGCCGGACGGTTCGTAGTCCTGGATGATGATCGCCATTGATGAGCCTTTCAGGTTTTTGCCGTGGTCCTTGTGTGGATGATGGCCGTGCGGCGGGGACTCGGCTTTTGTGCCGCCGCACGGCCGGTCTTGGTGCGACTCCGGCCGTGGCCTCAGCGGCTTTCGCCGGAGACGGCGGCGGAGACGGCGCTGATGTACTCGTAGGCCGTGTTGCCGTCGGCGTCGGGAAGCGCGGCGAGTTCGATGGAGTAGTTGATGGCGTCCCCGTCCTTGTATTCGACGTCGTCGAGGTTGGTGACGACTGCGGATGGCACGACGATTCGCTTGATGCGGTTGCCGGTCATGGCGATTTCGAAAACGAAGGTGAACTGGTCGTTGCCCTTGGCGTTGTGTTTGACGGAGATGACGCCGCTGGTGTCGGTGACGTTGTCGGCGCCGTAGACGACCTTGAGCGTGTCGAGTGTGGTCTCGAGCATCGCGAACTTGAAGCTTTCCGTCTGGGAGGTGAGCACGCTCAGCACGCGGTCGCCGCCCCATGCGGTCACGTCGGTGAAGTTCTTGTCGATGGTGTCGGTCAGGCCGTCGTCGGACAGGTATCCCAAGTCGGTGAAGGTGCTTGCCAGGCTGGTTGTGGCGTCTTTGGGCAGCGTGCCGCCGGACTTGGCGTACCATGCGCCGCCGGCTACCCTTCCGTCACTCCCGTGCGGCTTGCCGACGGAGACCATCTGCGAGTTTGGTTTGCTCATGTGGTTCCTTTCATTCGTGCACCGCGAGCTGCGCGGTGATCTGGTAGCGTGGCGTCTTCTCGTCGAGCGGATAGTTGGTCACACTCGAGATGTCGACGGCCGCGATTTCAGCGAGGCCGGTGAGGTTGGTAGGATCCGTGAGGCGCATGAGCGCCATGCGGGTCGTTTCGGCCAGTTTCATGGCCTCGCTTCTGGTGGGCGCATAGATCTGCACTGCGATGAGCGGCCGGTCGATGATCCGGCCGCTGGAGCCGCCTACGCGTTCCACGGTGATGAATCGCGTCGGACGCGACTCGGGGACGTCGCCGTATGCGGCAAGGCCTGCGGCCTTGATCCCTTCGTCCACGTTGAGGCGCTTGATGACTGCTGTTTCGACCATGGACATCGTGGTGTTCCTTTCAGTCAGCTGATCGATTTGAGCAGTGTGTTGTGACGTGCGTTGTCCTTCGCGGACTCGTATGTGCCCGTGTAGACGGCGCCGTGCGCTCGGTCTGTCTTGATGACGCTTGACTTGTATCCGCCTCCGCTTGACGCGTTGGCGCGTGCCTGGATCTCTTCGCATTTGCGGCGCACGAGGCTGTTCATCTCGGCGCTGTTGAGGATCGCCAGTACGCCGTCCTTGCGCAGTTGGGTGCGGATCCTAGCCATCGCGTTCCTCCGTTTCGACCTTGAGGTTCCATCTGGTCGGTCTGATGCCTCCGGCTATCGGTCTTGGGTCGCCGATGACGTGCAGAGGCTTGTCGATGCCGCTGATTTCGACCGTCGCCCCGCGCAGTCCACCAAACGTGTAGGTCCGGGGGAAGTAGAGCACGTAGGCGACGGTGATGCCGTCCGGTCTGGTCGCGTCGGATGCGTCGGACTGGTTTCCCGGTTCGACGAGGACGTTCTCGACGGTTTCCGTGCGGGTCGATGTGATTTCGTTGTTCAGGTCGTCGGTGTCGCCGGTGTGGACGATGCGGTGGACGATGACGGTTTCGCCGTGCATGCTCATGGGAGCACCGCCGCGCCGGTGGCGAGGTCCACGGACCACATGGTCTGTCTGCCTTTGAGCAGGCGCCGTTTCTGCGCCGATGTGAGGTAGAGGCGGCCGGACGGGTTCGCGTACTGGTAGGTCTGGCTGAAGCTGCCGGCGGTCTCGGTCGATTGGCTCACGCCGATCGCGTCGTCGGACTGGCTCAGCACGTCCTTGACCATCTCGCACGCGATGATCTTGCGTGTGAGCGTGCTCGTCTCGCGCCATCTTGGGCATTCGTCGCGAATGATCTGCGACGCGTCGGAGAGCAGCGTGTCGGCGAGCTTGCGGTCTTCGCTCGGCATTTCGCCGAACGCCCTCCATCTCTGTTCGAGGTCGGAGGACGTGGCGAACGGCTCGGTCTCCCAGTCGGGTTCTTCACCGTCCGCCATGCGATCACTTGCCCTTCGTCCTGGATGCGGCCTTGGAGCCCGCTTCGGCGTCGTCAGCGGAGGCGTCGTCAGCGGAGGCGTCGTCGGCGGTGACCACCTGGGTGCCGGAATCCTCGAGGCTCGCCGCGACCGCGGAGGCCGGCGCGAGCACGTAGGCCGGGAAGCGCTTGGATGCGTCGGACTGGACGTCGTTGATCGGGTTGGCGATCTGGAAGCCGACGCGGAAGGTGACGCGCATCGCCACGCAGTCCTGCTGGGCGAGGTTGAGGATCACCGTGCCGTTGTCGTCGGTGATGACGGCCTGGTCGAGCATTTTGAAGGTGATGTCCTGACGGAGGCCGACCACGAAGTTGCTCCAGTCGGCGCCGATGAGCATGGCTTTCTTCGGGTCCCATGCGCCGTTGTTGACCTCGTTGAGCGGGAAGCCGTAGAGGGTGCTCGGGGCTCCGGCCGAGAGGCTGGGCGTGTAGATCGGGGTGCCGTTGGTGTTGCGCAGGCTGATGAGCTGCCAGCGCAGGCCGGGCTGTGCGGCGAAGCCGTTCATTGAGAAGCCCTGCTCCGCAAGCTTCTGGCCCATGGTGGCGACGTCGGCCGCGAGGTCCTTGCCGGCGGTGATCGTGTTCTTCTTGGCGGTCGCCTGCGTGACGATTCCTTCGGGGAAGCTTGTCGGCTTGTCGGTGCCGAAGAGCGCGGCCTGATCGACCTTGAGGCCGATGGCGGCGGTCAGACGTGGCATGATCTCGGGCCAGAGCGGGATGCCGGCGTCGTCGAGGACGGCTTCGGGGATTGGGACGATGGCGGCGAGTTCCTCCGCCGTGATGGTGAGGCCGCTCCACTTCATCTTGGTGGTCTGCTTGAGGCCGGTTTCTCCGCCGACCCAGTAGGCGATCGGCTTGGAGTCGAGCACGGGCTGGGTGCGGGTCTTGGTGCTCATGCGCACGGTGCGCGCACGGCTCATGATGACGGACTGCTTCGGTGCATCCTGGATGATCTGGGTCGCGTATTCGACCGGGATGAGTCCGTTGCCGGAGCCGAGGTCGGTGGATCCGATCATCTGGTTGACGGTTGACGCCATTTTGTTTTCCTTTCGTTGTTAGTGGCGCGAGTTTTGGATCGCATCTCGCAGCCAGTCGCCTTTGACATTGCGCTCGTCGGGGTTCTTGTTGCCGCCGGGCACGTTGATCTTCGGCTTCTTGATCGCCGCGATGTACTGTTTGAGGGCCTTGGCGTGGTCGTCGATCTGCTTTTCGTCGGATCCTTGGATGAGGTCCGCCGGCAGGTCGTACTTCTTGGCGGCCTCCGCCTTCCATTTGCTGATGGACTCGGCGCGCTCGTAGCCGTCGACCTTGGCCTGCAGGGCGTCGATGCGTTCCTGGTCGGTCATCTGCGACTGCTTGATCGAGTCGAATTCCTTCGCCTTCTGGTAATTGGTCTTGGCGTTCTTCTCCCACTTGCGGCTTTCGGCCGTGACCTTCTCGAGGTCCGCCTGCGACTGCTCGTAGAGCGCCTTGTAGTCCAGTTTCCCGCCTTCGGTGCCGTGCGGCTCCGTTGCGTTCTGTTCGGTGTCGGTGGAATTGGATGCTTCTTCGGCCATGTGGCCCTCCCTTTCTTGTTGCGCCGTCCATCGGCCGTGCGGCTTCGGACGGTAAAAAAGGCGGCCGTGCGGTCGCCTTGGAAAATCTGTTTCGGTTTCGGTCAGTCGCCCTTGACGCCGTCGCGCACGGAGCTCGGGCACGTCCTGCGGATGAGGAACGCGAGCGCGTGTGGGTCGTACATGCTGTCGGTCTTGATGCCGGTGGCTTTCATCTGTTCGCGCCATTCCTCGGGGATGTTGCCGCTTGCGATCATGTCGCGCGCTTTGGCGTATTGGTCGTAGAGGCGGTCAGGGTCGTAGCCTTTGATGATCGATTCGTTCGCGTCCCATGAGGCGATCGCCTCGCAGTCGCAGTCGTTGTGGTATTTGTCGATGCTGCCGTGCGCGAACGTGGCCGTGTCCTCGCTGCGGTATACGAAGCCCTGCGAGCAGAGCACTAGGCAGAAGGCGCATGTTTTGGCGCCTCGGGGCACGCGCGCCCAATGTGGTTTCGACGGGTCGCGTATGACGTTGTTGGCGATGGTCTGGCGGCCGGAGTAGTGGACCCAGCGTGTGATCGCCTGTTCGAGCCATGAGGCGAGCTGCTGCGGGTCGGATGAGAGCAGTGAGGATTGTGATTGCATGGCGGCACGTATGGCCTCGTCTCGGAAGCTGTCGGCTGTGATCGCGCGATAGCTTTCCTCGCTGTCGGATGGGCCGTATTCGGCGCGCTGCAGCTCATACCATTCGGCGGCTGCGGCGGCCGCCACGTCGCCGTATTTGGCGACGAGGCGTGGGACCGCGTCGAGCAGGAGATCAAGCTGCCATTCGGCGTTCAGATCCTGAGCCGTTGTCCATAGGCTTCTCATCTCCCTGATCGCCATCCTGACCGCCTGCTGCTGCGCGAGGCTGAGTGTTTCCACGTCCTGCCGTGTCGTCATCGGTGTTCACCTCGGTTTCCTGCCGTTGTGTGGCGGTCTTGGTGAGCGAGTCGAGCACGCTGCGGGCGTCCGCCTTGCGTTTGCTTGCGAGCAGGCGCGTGATCTTCGCGTCGTCGTAGCCCAATTCCTCGAGGATCACGTCGCATTCGGCGAGCCATGGGATGGCCTGCACCTGCTTGAGGATTGCGTCCGCGCGGCTCGCGCGGCTGGGGCGTTCCGGATCGCGCCAGTTGACGTCGAGCGCAGCGAGCTGCTTCTCGTCGATGTTGTCGCCGTTCTTGAGCAGCGCGATGTCCCTCGCCATCCTGCGTAGCTGCACGCCGAACGCGTCGCACGTGTTCTTGGCCTCTATGACGAGGTCGCTTTCGCCGGCCGCGATGGCGTCGGCGCTGCTTGGGCCGCTGTCGGTCATGACGCCGAGTTTCGCCATCGGGATGTCGGTCGCGCCGCTCATTCGTGCGGCGAGCACGCGTAGCTGGTCGCTGTGCGGCTGCATGGTCATCTGCGACAGCTGCTGGATCGTCGGTTTCACGCCGTCCTCGTCGGCGTTGATGACGAGCAGGTGGCTGATGGCCGCCTCCCATCCAGTGATGGGGTGTCCGTCCTTGTCGACAGGAGGCTCTGCGCCGATGAGGGCCGCGCGTGGCGCGCTATAAAATTCGGCGCCGATGTCCATGCGGAGCATGGTTCGTGCGGCCTGGTCGGTGATGCTCATCACCTCGCGGTTGATGCGTGAGCGTCCGAATGGCCTGTCGAGGTCGCTGTGGTAGGCGAGCAGCCAGACCGGCACGTGGTCCAGTCCGGTCGGCATTGGATCGGATGCGACGTAGCCGGCGTCGGTGCGCAGGATGCGGATGTTGTATCCGGGCTCGTAGAGCATCACGTCGGTCGGGATCATGATGCCCTGTTCCGCCTGCGCGTCGTCGATGTCCTGCACGACCATCGCGGCCCTGAGCGAGCGCGTCGCCATGTTCCAGATGCCGGTCGCGTAGAGCGCGCTGCGGAACGTGATGACCACCTCCGGCTCTCCGATGGACGGATCGCCGGACCGCAGGCACACGAAAGAGCACGAGTGCTTGAGGGCGCTGCGGATCGCCTTCGGCAGCTCCACTGCGAAGTCGTTGGCTTCCAGCACCTCGTCGAGTCCGAAAGGATCACGGTCGTCGCCGGTGCTGACGAAACCATCGAACACCACGCGGTTGGCGAGCGCGTCGACCGCCTTGGCGGGCCATCCTACGACCTCGTCGACCTTGGAGAGCGTGGGCGGCACCGCGATGCCGAGGTTCTTCAGATTCTGGCGACCGTCGTAGTATCTGCTCCGCAGTTGGTTCCGTCCAAGCTTGTTCTGCCATTTCTGGAGCATGACGTCGATGTCCACCATGCATTCCTCCGGCAGTCCGCTAGGCCGGATCTGCTGGAGTTGTGGTGTGATCTCGTCGCTCATAATGCCACCGCCTTAGCGTGCCTTCCTGGATTGCGTTTCGACGTGCGCGCCGCCCAGTACGCGAGCGCCACGGCCTCGACCGGCGTGACGTCCACGTTTTCCGAGCTTGACTCGTATCCGAAGCCTCCGTTGTTTCCGATTTCCCTGTGCAGCGCGTGTCCGACGCCTTCGTCGAGGGCCGGCTGCCCGAATTGCGTGAGCAGATGCGAGTTGACGCCCTGCTCGAACATCGCCACGGCGTCCTGCATCTGTCCGGCGCCTACCGTCCAGATGACCCGCTTGGAGACCTTGCGGTCGATGAGTTTGTTGATGAGGTCACTTGTTCCGACGCGGCCGTCGACGACGATCGCGAGGCTTTCGCGCCATCTCGTCGCGCCCTGCGCGTTCTCGCCGGCCATCCAGTCGGCGATCCAGTCCGTTCCGGAGCTCATGGTCTTGTATTCGATGAGTTCCACGTGCGGTTTAAGGTCGGATCCCTTCGGCGGCTTCCGGCATGCGGCGAGCGATACGTGGCGCCCGTCCGGGCTGAATTTGACGCAGAACGCCGCGTAGCCTTCCGTCGCCGGTGTCGTGGTGCGGCATGCGGCCCAGTTCTTGAGGTCGATGTCGCTCGACCTGTCGGCCGTCTCGTCCCACCAGCCAAGGCGCTCGCGTGCGAAGCCGTCCGGGCTGAATTTCTTGACTTCCGATTCGATGACGCTTGGCAGCAGGCGAATGCCGAGGCTTGGATTGGTTGCCTCCCACCGTTTGCGGTCCTCGACGTCTCCGATTTCTTTGACACCCCATTCAAACCAGCAGAGGCGCCGGCTTTTGCCGCTGTGGGCCTCTTTGCGGAGTCGTGCAAACACGGTTCCAGGCGATGTTGGCGGTGTCGGCGTTCCGGCGTAGATGGTCATCGGGTTGCCGGACGGAGCGGATGAGATGGCCGGCTGCATGGCCTCCATCTGCTCGTCGGTCAGCTCCTGCGCCTCGTCGCAGACGATGACGTCGACGGTGAAGCCACGGCCGGACGACTTGGAGCGTGCGATGAATTCGATGCTGCCGCCGTTTGTGAGGTAGATGGCCTCCTGGCCGTTGGTGCTTCGGATTGATTGGACGATGGCGGCGAGTTCCGGATATTTGCCCGCATTTTCGAAGTAGTGTTTCATGCGCATGAAGTGCTTGCGGCACGTCTTGACCTCGTGCGCGGTGTGGAGGATCTTGAGGCCGAGAATCGCGGCCATGTACAGTTCGCAGAATTCGAGGATGCCGTTCTTGCCGTTCTGGCGTGGGACGCTGATGCCGACGTCTCCGGCCGCCCATTTGCCGCTCTTGAGGGTCGCGAGCCATCCTTCCATGACTTTGCGCTGCCATGGATCCGGAGGCATGTCGTATCCGGCGGCGAGGTCGCATGCGAGTGGCCCTTCCGAGCCGGAGTGCCGTGGGATGGCGGAGAAGCTAGGCTCTTGCACGCCTTTGAGTTTTCTTGCCACTCTGCATCTCCAGTCTTCGTTGCGCGATCATGTCGAGGGGCGTCGCCTTGTGCTCTTCCTGCGGTTCGTCGTCCGTCTTGATGGCGGTCTTGCGCGCCGCGGGCGTGATGCGGTAGGCAGCCTCCCTTGTCCGGAGTTCGCTTAGCAGCGTGAAGTCGCCGTTGCCCCAGACGGCGGCGTGCACGAGGGCGGTGGTCATGAGGTATTCCCAATCGCTTTCCGTCCATTGGTCGGCGCCCGGCGTCGATGGCAGTGCCTTCCACCATCGTTTCGTCTGTTCGGGCCATTCGACCTCTGCCGGAAGGTCGGGTTGTTCGACCGTCATCGTGCCGCCTCCGTTTCACATCAGGAACCGCTCGTGCGGCTCGCGCTGCGGGATCTCGCCTGGCGGGTGAAGTCGAACTCGCCCTGCACGTAGTTGCTCATGTTCCCCTCCAATGGAAAAGGCCGCCACTATGGACGGCCATTGCTTTCGCTTCGGAAAAACCACATCAGGAACCGCTCGTGCGGCCGCCCGAGGCGGACGTGGAGCGGCGGCTGAGCGCGTTCCTCACGCGTCCCGCGACGTTCCGCACGGCGGTGCCGATTCGACTGAGCGCATTGCGCATGTTTCACCTCCAATCAGATCGAGGCGCCGAGTTTTCTGGCGACGGCGACGCCATCCATGTACTTGTCGCCAAGTTTCGTAAGTCCATGCGCGCGTAAGAACGCGTCCTTCGCGCCCCTGTCTTCGAAGGCGAGCACAAACCAGTGCTCGCTGTCGGACGGATCGGCCGGCCTCTCCGGCGCATGAGCGGACATGAGGCAGTCATGCAGGATCGAGAGCTCGAGGAAGCAGTCAGCCTCGAGGTCGCCCGTGTAGGTGACGTCGGCGAGCGGATCCTTGGTCTTCTCCGCGCCGAAACGCAATCCGCCGAAGCTCACGCCGCCGCCGAACGCGACTGAGGACGCCTCGCCGAGTCCATCGAGCGAGTCGACGACATCTGCCGCATTGAGGATCGCATGATCCTCGCCGAAGCCGAAGGCTTCATGCCATCTGCCGATATGCTCGGCGCCGGGGAAGCAGAGGCAGATCCAGAATTCGCTGTCTGTAGCCGCGACGAAGCGCTTGCGCTCGGCCTTCGCCCTTGCGCGGTACGCCTCGGCTTCGCGCTTCTCCGATTCAGTCATGCCATCCATGCCGGCCGGTTTTTTGTCCTTCTTGCGGCCGAAGCTCACGCCGCCGCCGAAATTCAAGGTTTTAGCGGACATGATCTGCCTCCAGGAGCGGGAACCAGCTGCGCAGCACCTCGAAGTCTTCGTGGTCGCGCTGTTTGAGCACTGCGGTGAAGCGCCTGTCGATGCCATCGAAGGACCGGCCGAACCACTCGTAGTCGACCGGCAGCTTGAGCCCATGGGCTTCGATGCAGTCCATGACCTCACCCTTGAGCCAGTCGCCTATCGGACTGACCTTGCGCGCCTGACGACGCCAGTAGCCGTAGCGGACGAACGCGCCGCGACGCTGGATGCTGTCGGCGGCACGGACGCCATCCGCACACCACGTGTCCTTCGGAAGCCCGAGGTGTTCGCGGATCAGATCCCAAGTCTGCTCGTATGTGGGTGTGGGCAGCTGCGCCGCCTCGATGTACCGGAGTCTCTCCGGCGCCTGGTAGACGAAGTTGTTGAGCCATCGGTACAGCGACGGATGCGGATACCTGTAGATGCGGGTGCGGAACATCTGTTCGAAGTAATCCAGTTCCTCGTTGATCCACGTCAGTCCCGGCACGTAGTAGAGATACGCCGGAACGACGTCGATGCCCTCGTCCCTCATCGCGCACCATGCGGCGATCGAGTCCTTGCCGCAGCTGAAAGCAAGCAGTACCGGCTTGCCTTCCTCGGCGAGGCGACTGCGCACCTCGGCGCTTGTTCCTTGGTTGCGGATCACTGTGGTCATCTCTCCCACCTCTTTCCGGTGGTGCGAATGAACCGTGAGTGCGAGTAGAATTCGACGCCCGGACGCTTGAAGCTCGGATCGGTGGACCTGACGAAGATGTGCAGGCCCGTGCCCGACACGCTCGATTCGGTCCAGACGGCCTCATCGAGCAGCGACGGGACGATGCGCGCCGCCTCGCCATCGGCGATCAGATCGCCATCTGCATCGAGGCAGTGGTCGAAGTCCCAGCATGCCAGCCCATCGCCGAGCATGATGCCGAAGCCATCGCCGGATCCGGAGCGGCATGCCTCATAGGTGTTCCAGGTGCCCGGATCTGTGCTTGACGCCGGCCGGCCATTCGACATGATCGGCCTTTTTCCATCGGCCCGCACCCAACGGTGGAGGCGACGGAGTTCCATTGGGATGCTGTTCGCACGGCAGTAGCGCTGGCGGCATTTCGCGCTGCAGAATCTGCGCGGCCGCCTCGGTGTTTTGGAGTTGTGGAGGAACCTGCCACACTCTACACATTTCTTATGTTTATCCATGTAATCAATATTACTACTGTTTTCTGTAGTTGTCTATCTAATTTTGTGACATGGATGAAAAGGCGAGGATTACACGTAAGCGGCTGGCCGGCCAGTGGGTCAAAAGCATTGCATCGAGGTCCGAGAAGCGCCCTGAGAGGCCCTGCGGAGGCCGGTGGGCGTGACTCTTGGAAAATCGACCACGGACGCGGGGGGATGTGGGCACTGGTCTTCTGGGGTGCCTCGGACGGGGCGGGGAGGGCAACGCCCCGGCCTCGGAGCGGAGCTCACCAATCCTGGCTTTTGGTGATCGGCAGTCTTGAGACCGGAACCGGCTTTTTTCCTGTTTTTCCGGCCGATTGTTCGAAGTATTGTTTTGGATGGTCCTTGAGCTTGGAGTTGCAGTGCAAGTGCATCGGTTCGGTGTTGTCAAACTGGAACGGCGAGCCGCCTTTGCTGACCGGCTTGATCTCATTGATGGTGAAGCTCCACGGATCCGGCCATTTGAGCATGATGTCGATCGGACGATGGCAGAAGCGGCAGATCGGTGGTTGTTCGATGGCGAGCCATCTCTGCTTGATGCGCCTTCTTGCTGCTCCATTGCTGCGCCTCGGATTGACCTTGGAGCGGCCTTTCGACTGAGCCATGCCCGGCCTCCATTCCCCGCCCTCTATGGTTGCCCCGTATGGCGGCCCGTATGAGGGGCCTTATATGAGGCTTTCCGTAAGGCGTCGTATATGGGCGCCTCCATATGCGGCACCTCCTGGTGGTGCCCGTAATCGGACCTGACCGTGAACGATTCGGCGTAGAAGGGGATCCACACAATTCCGGGTCCGTCCACGATGGGCTCATACCGTGGTCCGACGTCCGCGATCGGGTGGATGACCGGAAGGCCGTCTATGTACACTCCCCTGCCTTGGTCGAAGGTGATGTTCCGTGGAATGCGCATTCCTGCCATGTCCGCCTCCCTGCGTCTCGTGATTGCGATTTTGTACCGAACTGTACCGGACCGTGGACCCATGGTTAAAGACCGCTGCTCTACCGGCTGAGCTATAGGGGCCTGAATACGAAGAACTGCCCCTCGGCGTATTGCCTGGGGCAGTCTCTTGACACACGACAGTGTAGCACGTTTTCGGCTCAGTCAATCGGCGGAACGTTTTTCGCGGACCGCCTTGATGAGTTCCTCGATGTTCCACTCCCAGTAGCGTCCCTCGACTTTTTTCGGATGGAGGAAGCCGCGTCGCGCCCAATTGTCGAGGTCCTTGCCGGTAACGTGGACCCCGCAGTTCTCCGTGACCCATCTTGCGGCGTCGCCGCGTGTCCTTGTGATGTGCAGCATGCCCGCCGATTTCAGATATTCGAGCCTGACGGAGCTGAGCGTGAGGAACGAGCCGCAGACCGGACAGACGGCGTAGTCGGCTCCATGCTCGGCGTAGATGGGCGTCCGTATCTCGGCGCCGTCGACGTCCGTGGACGCGTGGCATTCCGGGCAGATGCCGACCAGTCGCCGTTCCTCCCGCCGTGTGGCCTGGGCGGCGACGCGCTCGCAGATCTTGACGGTGTCGTGCTGCCATTCCAGGGCGTCGGGCAGTTCGAGCAGGCGTGGCATGTAGTGTTCGAGCATCGGCAGCAGCCATGTCCATTGCCTCAGCGTGCGTCGGCGTCCGAGCCGGTCGGTTCCGAAGGGCTTCATGCCGAGTCTGCCGGCGAGCAGCTGGCAGTGGGTCTCGGCCGCCGCGTACGCCTGCTGCGCCTCGATGTTGAGCGGCGTGCAGGGGAACGCGCTTTTCGCTCCCCTCGCTGCCGGCACGTCGAGGCGCACCTGCCGGTATGCGATCCGGCGGAGCGTCGGCATGCCTTCCTTGCGGAGCCATTCGAGTCGTCGGAGCCAGTCCTCGGCGCATTCCCCGCAGATGGCCCCGTCGCCTTCGGCCCCGCAGATCGGGCAGTTTCCGTGTTCGCTCATGTTCCCACCCTTCGGTCTATGATTGCTTCCGTCGAGAGATGCAAGCCTGCCTTCGGGTGGGCTTCTTCTTTTTTCAGGTCCGCCGCTTGAGCCGTTCGCGTTCGATGTCACGAAGCATCGCCTCGAGCACAGCTTTGATGAAGCCCGTCGCGATCCTGACCTCGTCCACGCTCTTGCCCTCGCTGAGCATGTCCCACGCCCTTTTCGAGACGTTCATCCCATTGCCCTCCTTTCCTCTTTCCATCGTCTGTGCCATCTGAGCCATACGAGCCATTGCGGTATCGGGCTCCAGAGGCTCACGTATGGCGAGTTGTGGATCATCCGCCACCATGTGCCGCATTTGGCGCAGCGTTCGATCCTTGGCGGCACGCCGTATCGGGCTGATCCGATGCCGTTGCCGCTGAAGCAGATGAAGACGCCGTCCTTGCTGCTGCATCCATGTAGGTCCGTCATTCCGCACCGCCTTCGGCGAGCGCTTCCCGGATCTTGTCTCGGGCGTCGGAACGGCGGCGCACGCCCAGTTCGACGTGCTCGATTTCAGCGCGTCGACGGAGTATGTTGGCGTATTCGTCCATGACGTCGAGCTGGTGCCGCAGCAGTCCTATTGGGCACGTGGGTTCGAAACCGAGCGTTCCGTCGGCTTGCTTCGTGAGCATGGTGCGGAGCTTTTCGCTCCTGTCGACGAGCTGCCTGTATTCGTCGGCCATCCGTGTCTTGTAATCGCTCATTTGTCGTCTCTTTTCGTGAGTCCCCATTTCATCGCCTGGCACATGTTGGTGATCGCGTATCTTGCCTCCATGATGGTGATGTCCTTTCTTAGCAGTCCGTGCCCGGCGAGGTAGCGTAGGGCCGCGTCGAGTTCGATTTCGGTCTGTGGTTTGAGTCGTCCGGCGGCGAAGCCCTTCGCGTAGGCGTCGGAGGCGATCTGCGCGATGGTCTTGTCGGTTGATACCGGGATGGATTCGCCGCGGACGTATTCGAGTTCGAAGTCGAGTTGGCTTCTGCCGGTCATAATGCCCTCTTTCCGGTCCGGAGCCGACCACCCCACACTCCTTGCAAGGGGTAGCCGCTGATGCGTTGGTGTTCGTCGGCGAACCGGCCGCACTGTTCGATGACCGGGCATATGCCGCAGATCGCCTGCGCCTGCCTTACGGCCGTCTTGTCGTTCGGCGGTGGGAAGAAGATCTCCGGATCGCAGCCGACGCATGCGGCCATGTCCCTCCACCCGCTCATCTCAGTCTCCATCCGACAGAATCGTTTCGATGTTCCAGAGGGCTCCTTCCAAGCAGCTGCCGGCCGCACGGATATGGCCGTGGTCGCCGTGCAGTTCGCGGAGCGGCTTCAGCAGTTCGACGTCCTCTTCAAGGCGACGTTTCATCCGTTCGATGTTTTCCATGAAGTCGCTATCCGACGGCGCGGCGGGCGCGGAGTCGTCCTTTGCGAGGATGTAGACGAGCGTGGGCGGAAGCGAAGGCTCGAAACACACGTTCCCGTCAACCTCGTACTTACCCTTGCCGCCGAGTCCCGGCATCACGTCGACGCGTACCACGTTCCATCCTTCGGAAAGCATGTCTTCAAGCCTCTTCGCGTTCTTCAACGTGAGGGTGTTGCACCCGTCGTCCTGGTATGCGACTAGAACCACGCTGCCCTTCATCGGTCCGCCCCCTCGAGGTGGCGCTGGATCATGTCGCCTTCCTGTTGCGGGGTGGATCCGTCCCATGCGAGCGCGGTGTCTTCCTCCCTGCAGTGGAACAGCTTCCAGTAGCGTTCCTCGTAGTGCTGGGCGACGACGTGGCCGTCGATGACGGTCTGGACGATGAACCATCCGCCGCCGAAGCACGGCTCCCCGTCGTGGTGGCGTCGGCTCTTGACGCACTTGTACGTTCCTGTGCGGGTGGCCGCGTCGACGAACATGGCGTGCCAGAGCATGCGCTGCCGGTACAGTTCGCCCATCGTGTGGTATCCGTCGGTCAGATCGTCCGGACTGGTCGACCTGTCGGCGGCGGCCACGGCGCGTCTTGCCTGCGCCATGAAGCCAGACCGTACCCAGTTCGGTTCGTTGTTCCACGCTTCGAGGCGTTCCTCCATGGTGGCGTCCTCGGATTGCGTCGGGATGGCCCAGTTGTGCGCCCACAGTTCGACGGCGACGGATTCGACGCGCTTGTCTTCCTTCGTGGATCCGCTCATTGGCGTGCCATCCCTTCGATCAATGCCGACACGGTGGCGAGCGCGATGAGGCAGAAGGACGCGATCAGCCCTCCGATGCCGACTCTGACGATCTCCCAGCCGATCGCGTGGTTGAAGGCGAACATCACGCAGAGTCCGGAGAGCGCGGCGCAGGCGCTCAGGACGACGATCATGAACGCGAGGATGATGATCGCCGAGGCGAACGCGTACGGCCTGTGCGGCTTCCTCGTCTTCTTCGGTGACGCTGGCGGGAGCGGCGGGTCGAGCAGGATCCTTGTTTCGTTGTTGTCTGTCATTTCGTTTCCTTTCCGATGATGTCGTGCAGGTCTCCGGCTAATGCCCTTTCAGGGCGTCTGGAACGCCTCTCCTGCGTGTTTGGCGCCGCGGGCTGTATGAACAGCGGGCTACGCGTCGTCAACGCCGTGCGGGCCGCCCTGTCGGGTTCTATGCCCTTGATGCGCATGCGCCGGTACATCCAGACGGCGTCGGCGCCTCCCGAGTCGACGCCGAGCTCGACCATCTCCCTCTCGATCTGAGCCTCGCTCGGCTTCGATTCGGCGCGCATGCGGCGGATCTCCGCGTTCACGTCGCCGGCGCGGCACCAGCAGTCGCCGGAGTGCTGCGAGTAAAAGCGCCTCACCGCCTCCATGCATTCCTGGAGCGTCGCATCACGGCGCAACTCTTCATGGAACGTCTGCACCGAGAGCCGGTCCAGCTGCATGTTGCCGTGGTGTGCATTGATCTTCGCGAGCACCAGGGCGGCCTCCTTGGGTTTCAGCATTCGTCCTCCTTGGCCATTTCGGCGATGAACCGCGCGTTGAACTCCGCGTTCGACTGCGCCTTTGACGACCGCGCCGAATGCGGACGCGCGGAATTCTTCCAACCTCCGCCACGCAGCCACTTGGACGCGCTCGGCCAGAACCTCGGCTCGACGTTCGCCGCGAGCGCCTGCGCGCCGCCGATGAGCGCCGCGAGCTGCGGCCGCTCCTGCGTCCTGTGCATGATCGCGTTGAACGCCCTCAGAGCGTCGTCCGGATAGTCGTGGTTCGGATAGACCGACCAGAACTGTTCGAACGCAAGGGAGGGTTTGGGAGGGATTATTAATTCTTCGTCAGAAGAATTAATTTGGTTTTGGTTTTGGTTTTGGTTTTGGTTTTGGTTAGGGCTCGTCACGTTATCCGTCACGCAATCGTCACGTGACGCGTCACGCGCCTTGCGCTCGCGGTACCGCTTCTGTCTCTCGGCATGCAGCCGCGCCTGTTCGCGCACGCGTTCGGCCGGCGTCTGCTCGGACGTGTAGGCGACGATCTGCCAACCGTCGTCGCGCCCTGAGACGCGTTCGAAGAGGCCCCACCGTTCGAGCGTTCCGGCGATGCTTCCATCGATGCCGAGGCGCTTGAGGGCGCGGTGCGAGAGCCATCCGTCGGTCAGATTGTCGCTGGCGTAGCTGAGTGCGTTGAAGTACATGCACAGCGCTCGTGGATCCTCGTCGAGACGGTCCTGCATGTCGTCGTCACGCCAGAAATCGTTGGACAGCTTCGCGTATCCGACGGCCATCGGCGCTCACCCCCCCCCGGAACGTTTTTTGAATGGGCATGCCGTCCATGTCCGGTTGCGGACGGCATGCCGTTCCTCTTACGTGGCGCATCACCTCGTCACGTTTCGTCTTCAGTGACGTCACCATCAGTCGCGTCACGTGACGCGTCACGTGACTGCAACATGGCGATGTCACGGTATGCGAGCGCGAGACGCGTGTAGCAGTCAGCCAGAGTGGTCACTGACTCGAAGGACTTCGTGTCGAGCAGGATCTCCGCCTGCGTCAGCTGGTCCTCGGCGCGCCTCGCCATCTCCATTGCCAGTTCGACGGCGGTCATAATTCATCACCTCCATCAGGACCGAGAGACTGCAGGTCGTTGACCAGCAGAGTCCAGAGGCACAGCGGGATCCACACGAGAGCCCCGCACCGGCCGCGCAGCGTACGCTCCGTGCCGGGGAGCTCCCTCGCGACCGTCTGGACGACTTCCGGGATCGCCGTCGACGCATACGGAGCCGTGTAGGCGTCCAGCATGTCGCGCGTCATGATCGCCATCTGCCATCCCATCGACTTGATGTCGACTCCCTGGCCTTTCGCATGCTGGATGAGCACGCCGTATTCGGCGTCCGCGTTGCCCATCTCGTCAAGCAGTTCCAGCCAATGCGCGGCATACAGCGGGCTCTTCGTGTCCTTGCATTCGACGCACACCTTCCCACCGTGGAACAGGACGCCGGAGATGTCGCCGACGTCCTTGGCACCATGGAGCGGCATGCGGTCGATCCTCTCGTCCTGCAGCGCCCAGGAGAGGTAGCGGACCGTGTTCGTCTCCATCTTCGTACCTTTCGACTTACTTGGATTGACCATCGTCGCCTCCCTTCGTCGCCTCGAGCTGCAGCGCCGGCTGGTCGAAGGCGATCATCGAATCGATGTCGCGGAGCGTTTCGCGGGCGCTGAACTTGGCCGTGCATCTGATGCTCCATATGTCAACGCCCTTCTCCGTCGTATGGTCGTACGAGAACCGTTGGCCGCAGACCGGGCACCACCATGGGTGCGGGTCCACTTTGAGCGCATGCTTGATCTCATCGAGCGGGGTTACGCCCTCACGCGCCCACAGCGGCCGGCCGCAACGTGGGCACAAGCTGAACGGCGGACGGTTGATGACCGGCTTCGGGGAGGCGAAAAGCTTCTTCGACACATGCTCGAAGTCGTCCCTGAACACGAGCGGCCAGCCGTCGACGATCTCCTGCAGCCGGTCGCCCGTGCGCTGTTCGAAGTCTTCACGGAAGTCCTCGAACACGTCGAGTCCATGGAAGATGTAGTTCGATGCCAGCCACAGGAGCGTCACGGCCTGCGGGTCCGGGTAAAGGCTCTCCGGATCTACCTCGATGCGCAGTGTGGTGTCCGCGCTCAGGCCGGCCTGCGCCAGTATCCCCTCGTATTCGACGTTCACGGAACGTGAGACTATGATCTTTCGTTCATTGTCGTTTTCGTTTTCCATTCGGATCACCTTCAGAAGTTCGGTTCGCCATATTCGTCGGCCGCGTCCACGTACCCGCCGCCGGACGGCTGCTGTTCGCGTGTCGGCGCCGCGTCGTTCCAGGACAGATCGAGTCCCAACGCTTCGACGCCCATGTTGAGATTCGTCTGGCCGTTGTATTCCTCGGTCGTGATGCTTCCAGACACGATGACGTTGTCTCCGGCCCGCAGGCTGTTGATCGCATGCGCCGCGAGATACTTGTCCCAGACGGTGCAGCGGATGAACAGTTTCGGGCCGTTCTGCCATTTGCCTTGAACCTTCACGCGTGGAGTGACGGCGAGCGAGAAGCTGCAGTACGTCTCCCCTCCGGCCTGGAATGTGCGCAGTCCCTGCTTCGTGATTCGTCCGGCGCAGGTGGCCGTGATGCCCATGAGACTCATGACCGGCTCACCGTCCCGTCATGCTTCGCGAGGCGATGTCGAGTGATTCACTCGACAGCTTTCTGAGCGGCAGGTCTCCGGGCAGAAGCTGCCTGGCCAGATCCTTCCATGGCTTGACTGCCACACCATCTTTTGCCTCGTCGTCGAAATAGACCCATTTCCCTCCTGGAGCGCGCAATGCGATTCCCTCCGACGCGGCACCGTAGTAGACGCCGCATTCGTCCGGTTCCTCCGGCAGGGCCGTGAAGAGGGAGCGGATGCACTTGAGTTGGCCGATGAGTGAGTCGACGTCCCTCGGGCCGAGCTTGGTGTCGATGCGCTGTTCCTCGAATGTCATTTCGATGGCGCCTTCGGTGTGGAGCGTAACCCTCACGTCGATGGTCCCGTCGTCGTTGAACTGTCCTGATCGCGCGTTGATGTTCATCGCGTCTCTCCCTTCATGCCGCCCTTGAGGTCGGCCATCACCTTGTCGCATTCCTCGTCGGTCAGTTCGCCGACGTGTGCGATGGAGTGGCCGATGATCTGCGATATGGTGTCGCAGATCTCCTTCTCGTCTCCGATTCCGATCGCGCGGAACGCGTTCATGATGCCCTCGAGCTTCGTGTCCCTCACGTCGTCCGGATGCTGTTCGGCTTCGGTGTGGTCCGGCTCGCGTTCGACTGTTTCCGGTGCGATGATCGGGTGGAACACGTCGCTGTAGTCCGGCGTGGTTTCGTCTGATGCGGCGGCGGCGACGGCCGTCGTGGAGACCGGCAGGTATTTGAAGCTGCGGCGGATCACCGTCTTGAGCGCCATGGCCTCATAGTCGGTGCGCCACGGTCCGGAGTTTCCGGCCTTGCTGCGCGATTTGATGGCGTCGACCTCCGGTTTGGTCATGTGTTCGAAGACGAAGCCGCCGTTCATGAGCTGCGCGTTGACGTACACGTCGGTCAGAGTGCTTTCGGAGTGCTTCGCTCCAGCATTGGCGTGGAACCGGAAATGCTGGCCGGTCTCGTCCTCCCAGATGTCGAAATCATCGCCCTTGTAGACGGCCTGCGCGTGGATGGACTTGAGTTCGCCAGAGCGTCTGGCCAAGTCGATCATGCCCTTGTAGCCGATCATGAACGTGGCTTCCTTCCGCCCGTTGAGGTTCTTGTTGCCGTACGGGATGATGTACGCGCGTCCGAGACCGTCGGTGTTGGACGGCTCGAGGCCGAGCGCCGTGCAGCGCATGAAGCACGAGAGCACCGATGTGACCGTGCACTCGGCGAGCAGCGGTTCGCGGTTGATGCAGCTCACGTACATCTGGTAGAGGCGCTGTTCGCTCATCTCCTTCGGCATCACCGCGGCGATGCGCGGCCATGACTTCTTGAGCACGGCCTGCAACTGCTCGGTCGAGCTTTCCTTCTTCTGCAGCTGCGTGGACTGCGCCTGTTTCGCCAATGTTCCCATCACTTATCTCCTTTGCTGGGTTTCTTTTCCTTGGGCTTTCCGAAGGCGAACCTTCGTCCGCTGTATGCCTTGACCATGTATGCGGCACGGTCGAAGGCCTTGTATGTGGCCCTGTATCCGCCGGCCTTGATCCCCGTGGCCCCGCCGATCTTGACAATGAGCTGCTGCTTGAGTCGGTCCTCCGCCTCATCGGCGGTTTTTTTCGCGGCCTTGGCGTCCGCATAGGCGCGCATGAGATCCACGGCGTCCGAGTCCGAGTCCATATCCACGATTCCGTCGTCGATTGGCTCCGGGAAGGCCGTGAGCACGTCAGACTGGTTTTGGAATTCGGGCATGATGTCCGCTGTGACGAAATGCCAGAACTGCGCAGCGGCCCGTTCCACGGCCCAGATGTCGTCCTCGTCGCGTTCTACGCGCAGTTCCACCGGTTCATCGCCGTCCGAGAGATCTGCGTACACGACGGCAAATTTCCAGCCGGTGACGGCCAGATAGTATGTGACCTGGCACAGGTAGTAGTCCGGCACCTTGAGGTCGTCGTTCTCGTCATGCCAGTCGCCGTAGCGTCGGCTGCCTGCGGTCTTGATCTCCAGCACGCCCCACTCGTCCGTCTCCGGGTCATGGATGGCGCCGTCGATACTGGCACGCATGAATGGCTTGTCGTCGCGCACGAGGACGCTGTCCGTGCCGTCGGTGATCTGCCATTCTGGGTGGATGAGGCGAAAGCGTTGTCGCAACTTGTTCTCGAGCGCGTTGCCCTTGACGACGGCCCATTTGCCGCTGATGTCCTTTGGCTCCCGCTTTCTCGTCTTTTCGAGCCAGAGCTGGTACGGCGTTTTGAACTTGCTGATGCCGAGCACGACGCTCATGTCCGAGCCGCCGATGCCCTTGTATCGGTCCTTTCGCCATGCCTCCTTGCGTTCGGACGCCTTGCGCTGCTTGTATCTGATGATGTGGTAGCCGCCGGTCTCCGGCAGGGTGAGCGATCTCATGCCGCGGCCCCTTGGAAGATCCGGATGATGATCCTGTCGGCCAGGTCTCTTTTCTCGGACGGAGTCCGAATCGCGCGGAGGTAGTCCGCGTATGCCCATTCAGGCATGGTGGTATCCTTTCATTGATGTTTCTCTGGGCTTCCACTGTGTGGGAGCCCTTTTTTGTTGGCCGCGCTGGAGGGCTCAACGGCGCCTAAGGAGCCAACGCCTCGCCCTTCATCGCTCCGCCGGCGTGCTGACTATCCCTGGTTGGACACGTGGCGGTGACGTTGACGCGGTCGTGGGCAGGCGCGGAATCGGACCGCGCTGCAACCCGTTGGAGTCCGTTCGGAAAGCTCCGGGGGTTGCGGCAAACCTGCAACTGCCCTGCGCGGGGCAACCGGAGTCCGGCGTCCCGCTGGTTTGAGAATTTTCAGTTATGGTTATTTGGTTTTAACGACTGACCTTTGTCGCTTTCCCGCCGCTGAACGTCGATGCCCGACAGTGGGCACCCCTGACCTCTTTTGTTGCAATGTGATTGTTGGAAGTCCGGCGGGCAAGTCCTATTCATGCGTGGCGGTGTATGCGCACAGCTGCCATGCCACGGCGGGGCAGGCTACGAAGAGCCATACGAACGCCGTCATTTTCTCGATCGGGTGCGTGCACGCCTCAAGCGTGAAGAGCACGATCAACGCGAAGATCCAGCTGGCCGCCAACGCGACGGCGGCGATGTCCTCCGCCATATGCCTGATCCTGGTCTTCATGATTCCTTCCTTCCGGCCGGCCGGCGGCAGTCGGTGCGGCCCATGAGGTAGTCGACCGAGACATCGAAGAGATCCGCGAGCGCCGCATAATCCCGCGCGGTCCATGAGCCGCGCTTGTGGAGCTTGTCGCAGACCGATTGGCTCGACTGTGAGAGATGGTCGGCCACCTGCTTCTGGGTGAGGCCCCTCTCTGTCATCAGCGCCTTGATTCTGCTGTTCATTCGGTCCATTTCCTGTCTACGGTTTTCTTTCATCTCTACAGTTTTCTGTAGTGACATGACACACTATAACTACAAAAAAATACGGACACGCCGTAGTTTTGGTAGAAATACGACTTTTTGTGCAAGTACGGTTTTTCCGTAGTATCATGATTGGCATGAGCATTGCATTGAAGAAAGCCGCCACGAAAACGCGACGGCAGGATGTGATAGCCCGGAACGTGACATGGATCTTGCCACTGCTCGGACTTAAGAAGAAGGACCTCGCGAAGGTCATGCGCGTATCGCCACAGGCGATGAGCGCACGTCTGAAAAGCGACACCGATTGGACGATCGACGAGGCCTTCGACACGGCCGCATGGATCGGCATCCCGTTGGAGATGCTGATGGACGGCGGCCTCACACCAGCGTCATTGCTGGCCTATCTCGAGGATCACAGGAACGGAGGCCAGGACGTCGCTTCTAGCGACGGCCGAAGACGCAGGGCATGGATCCTGGCGGCCTGAAGGTTGCCAAGGCCAAGGACCTGCCCTGCAGGTTATGAGGATCATAACCCAGAGGTCC